GCAGACACTTCACCAGCATTAGGCGGTCATTTAGACTGCAATGATAAAAACCTCACTGAAGTAGGAACTGTCAGTGGGGACAATTTACAACTAGACTTCGGAACACTTTCATAACCATGGCTAAATTATTAAAATTAAGAAGAGGTACAACCTCACAACACAGTAGCTTCACTGGTGCAGAAGGCGAAGTCACTGTAGATACTGACAAAGAAACACTTGTAGTACACAACGGTTCAACAGCTGGTGGTTTTCCAGTAGCTAGAGCAGACGGTACAGGTACTGCTAATTTCACTATTACTGGTGAATTAGATGCTGCAACTGGAGATTTTTCTGGTGATGTAGATGTTGATGGTACTCTTGAAGCTGATGCTATAACTGTTAATGGTACAGCTTTGAATACAGTAATTGCTGGAGTAACAGTCTCTAACGCTACTAATGCTGCTACAGCTACAGAAGCAACAAACATAACAGCAGTTGCTAATAACTCTGCTAATGAAACAGTATATCCTACATTTGTTGATGGAGCAACAGGTACACAAGGAATAGAAACTGATACTGGTTTAACTTATAATCCTAGTACTGGTTTACTTTCAGCAGCTGCTGTAACTACTACAGGTAATGTTACTGTCGGAGGTAATCTTCAAGTAGATGGTACAACTACAACAGTCAATTCCTCTACGATGACTGTTACTGATAAGAACATTGAAATTGCTAAAGGTGCTGCTAATGACGCAGCAGCTGATGGTGCTGGTATTACAGTTGATTCAGGTGATGGAGATAAAACTTGGAATTGGGTAGATGCTACTGATGCGTGGACATCTAGTGAACATATTCATTTAGGTGATGATAAAAAGTTCATAGCAGGTACTGGATCAGATCTCCAGATTTACAATGATGGGAATTCCAGAATACATAATACTAATAACGGAGAAAATCTGATACTCCAAAGTGACTATATGACCTTTAGGACTAATCAGGTTAATGAATATGTTTTCGTATCAGTACCTAACGGAGAAGTACAATTATTTCACAATGGAATCAAAACTTTCGAGACATATAGCAGTGGCATAATAGTTCGAGGTACAGAATCAGGTAATGGAGATATTTATCTTTATGCTGATGAAGGTGATGACAATGCTGATAAATGGAATTTAAAAGCATTAACTGACGGTACTTTTACCATAGGGAATAAAACGAGTGGATCTTGGGAAACAAATATAAAAGCTGTTGGTGATGCACAAGTTGAATTGAATTATAATGACAGTAAGAAATTCGAAACTACGAATGATGGAGCGAAGGTAACAGGTGAGTTTCAAATGGGTGGTACGGCTGGAGTTAAGTTTGCTCATTCAGGTACTAGCTCTATTTATGAATCTCAGACAGCAGGGGATGAATTGTTATTTAAAACAACCCCTTCTGGTGGAGCATCAACAACAGCTTTAACTATATCTTCTGCACAAAACGCCACGTTTGCTGGAACGTTATCAGATGCAGATGGTGATGTTCGTAAAGTCAAAGTAGCTAATAAAACTAGTGCATATACATTAACTGCTGATGATACTGGAAGACTTATTTACATCAGTACTGGTGGTGTGACTAATAATAATAGTGTAATGAGTGGTAATGAAATTGTAACTATCATTAACAACAGCGGATCAGATCAAACCATTACTCAAGGTTCTGGAATGACTATGTACAACACTGCTGATGCAAGCTCTGGAAATCGTACCCTAGCTGGTCGTGGCATGGCTACTATATGGTTTGCAAGTGCAAGTATTTCCTACATCTCAGGTGCGGGGTTAAGCTAATGCCTATGCAACAAATGCTGCTTGGTATGGGTGGGGTTGTTTACACTACTGACCTAGCAGTAGCACACGGTAATTCTCCTTACGTTACTGTGTATAAATGGGGTGCTTCAGGTTTTGGTCCTAAATATTCAAATCCTTCAACCTTACCAACAGGTAGTGGTCAGGGAGTTGCTTGGACTGCTGACGGATCAACCATAGCCATAGCACATAGTAGTTCTCCTAGGATTAGTGTTTATCCGTGGTCTGATGGTTTCGGTACTAAATACTCAGATCCTTCAGGAACTCCGGGGGTTCATGGAACTTCTGTTACCTTTAGTCCTGATGGAAACAACATAGTCTATACACATTATGGTTCTCCTTACGTTGCAGCGTATCCGTGGTCAGGTTCAGGTTTTGGTACTCAATACTCAGACCCTTCGAATGGAGTAGGGAACACTGGCTTCGGTGTTTCCTTTAGTCCTAGTGGAAACGACATAGCAATATCAGAATGGGATTCTCCTTTTATTCGTGTGTATGCTTGGAGTTCAGGTTTTGGTACTAAGTACTCAGATGCTTCATCATCGGTGCCAAATGATGCCTACGGAAGACCTGCATGGAGTCCTGATGGGAATACTTTAGCAGTACCACATTATCAGTCTCCTTGGATTACTGTATATGCGTGGTCTAGTGGTTTTGGTAGTAAGTATTCAGATCCTTCAACAGCGGTGCCAAGTATTGCCTTCGGTGCTGCCTTTAGTCCTGATGGGAATAACCTAGCAATAGCACACGAGGGTTCTCCCTACATTAGTGTGTATGCGTGGTCAGGTTCGGGTTTCGGTACTAAGTACTCAGACCCTTCAACCTTACCGCCATCTGATGGCAAAGAAGTCGATTTTAGTCCTGATGGAACAGCCATAGCTGTAGGACATGGTGGTTCTCCTTACCTTAGTGTGTATCCGTGGTCAGGTTCAGGTTTCGGTACTAAGTACTCAGATCCTTCAACTTTACCGACAGGTACTTGTGATGATGTTGCCTTTAGACCTACTTCTTAATTCTATTAATATCTTTTATGAACAAACTTCAAATTCTTCAAGCAGCTCTTGAACCTCGCAATGATGAGATTCTAAATTACCAAATTAATATAGACAACTACACGCGAGCTATTGATAAAATAGACGCTCAATACGCAAATAATCCTGACTTAATTGAGTTCCGTGATAAGTTAACCACTGAGGTTAAAAATCATAAAACTGAACAATTAAAATCAATTATTATCCGTGATGTAATTACAGACCAAATTAACGAACTGGAGACCAAATCAATAACAGAAGAAGCAGTTCGTGAGTCACTAGAAACATTAGTAACTAATGATGCTCACGCCTAAATGGAAATCCCATCCATAAAATCTAAACTTCCAACTTCAGATGCTTTAGAATTTAAAGATATGATTTTAGAGCCTCCTACTGCTAATATGCCAGTCTTCCCTCCTATTGTAATACCTCCGGGTAATCTACAAGCTCCAGCTGGAGTAGAATTAGAGGAAGCACCAGCAGAAGAAGAGGAAACAACAACGACTGAACAACCTACTCTTAGAGTACCTGTTGTTAAGATTGACTTACCATTACCTAGTGCAGAAGTCGTAGCTACTGCTACCTATGCAGCTGTTGCAGCTGTAGCCACTACCACCTTAGCTACTCCTTTATTTGATAAATTAAAGAAACAAATCCAAAAGTTCCTACAGAAAAAAGTAGATAAATGGAAGGAAAACCGCCAGAAGAAGAAAAAAAGGGACTCCTCGGTAAGCTGAAGGATGCAGCAGAGGATCAAGAACATCAGATACAAATCTTAGGTACATTCGTTAGACTTGGCGTTGTCGTCTGGTCCGGGTTTATCATCACGATGAACTATGTAGAAATACCTATGGTTAAAAAATCAGGTAATTCTGATATCACGTTCGTTGCTAGTGTATTTACTGGAGCACTAGCGACCTTTGGCCTAACTACAGGCAACAATAAAAACAAAGGTCCAGTAAATTGTCCTATGGCTAAAAAAAAGGAAGGATGAAGAAATGGCTTTTACTCTTCCTACTGGCATCACCCACGGTAGCGAGAGCAGAAATTGTAACCCCAAACTTCACGCAGGGGTCGATGAACAGTACAACAACAACCACACAAGAAATAACAGAAGAGATCACCACTACAACCTATGGAGCAGCGTTAAACAAATGGTCTGGGGACAACATAACCCACACATCAGCAAGCTCTGGAGGTATAGTAGACACCGATTCAATCTTTACTTTAACAACTCCCGGTTCAGACTTCTCACTAGAAGTAGTATCGAGAGCAGCGAGTCAGGTGATAGAACTAACAGAAATAGAAAGAACTATCGAAACGGACTCTACTACTGTCTCATTGTCAGTCTTCTCGCAATAGCACCTGCTAAAGCAGAAGGAGAGACAAATAATACCTCAAATCCCGTTGCAGCAGCGACTGGAAATGTGACAAATCAAGCGGTTCAATTCCAGAACAATGGTGCTCCTTCAAGGCAGCACTACGGTTCTGGGGTTAGCTGTAATGGGGCTACGATGACGTTCAGCCCCTTCTATATGGGTAATCATACGGTTCCATTTGATGAAAATATGAACCAAAGAACCTATACAATATCAGAAAACTGGGGAGGACAAGTTAACTTTATGTTTCCTTTGGACCGTAGAGGTTTAGAACAGTGCAGAAAGATAGCAAAACGACAAGAAGAAAAGATGAGGCTTGATTATGAGCTAACTCGTATGCTGAGATGTGCTGAACTTCAACGAAAAGGTTTTATGTTAGCTGAAGGTACACGTGTTTATAGCATGTGTAACGATGTTGTCCCTATAGTTAAGTATGAAAAAGAAAAGAAAGCTGCAGTTAAGCAGTATTTAAAAAAAGAATGTACTCCAGTCGAAGGATTTACACTTCCTTGGAAAGCTAAAGAGTACAATTGCCCTAAACAACCCACTAAAGTAAATGATTCTACTAATTAAACCCATCCTTATCAAGTTTGCTACATCAACATCAGTCAAAAGATTGCTAATTGATGTATTGAAAAAGCTTGTTTCCACTACTGACAATACCTTAGACGATAAGGCTGTAGAAATTATAGAGAAACAACTATTTCCCGGCACATAATGGCTAAAAGAGCTACGGAAGAACAGTTTAACGAGCTACATCGGCTCGTTACAACTGAATTCCTTAAAAGAATAAAGAGTGGAGAAGCTTCCGCTCATGAATTAAAAGCAGCCTGTGATTGGCTAGTTAAAAATGATATCAGTGGTGTTGCTTATGAAGGTAATCCATTGGATAAATTGGCAGCTGTAATGCCTAAAATCGACCCAGACCTTGTACAACGGAGATTATATGGCAAGTCTAAGCACGAAGTACTATAGATCTCATGCTAAGGCAAGAGCTAAGAAGAATTCTTATCAAAAAAAGTTTAATAGCAGCCCAACTCAAATAAGTAAGAGAACTGCATTAAACAAAGAAAACCGACGGAGAGGAACCTATGGCAATGGTGATAAGTTGGATGTCTCGCATAAACAAAGTGGAGGCACAAAACTTGAAGCCCAATCAAAAAACCGAGCCAGAAACCGAGGTAAAGCCAAAGGATGACACCCCTACTACCAACCCCTAAACATTACTTATACAATCTAATAACCATGACAAGTCCTGACGCTAAAAAGC